GTATATGGAAGTGTCAGTGACAGTTTGCTTAGAGGGAATAAATCCACACCCCCAGTTACCCCTTCACCCCCCTGGAGCGAATTGATGGGAAAAATGCAACGAACAAAAGGCCAAGTGGGCGAGCGTGAGGCTGCTGGCTTGATTGGTCTACATACCGGATGGGCCGTTCAACGGCGAGTGCGTAACGCGGCAGGTGACAGCGATTTGGTTGGTGTGCCGGGCTGGTCAGTTGAGATCAAGCGCTATGCCAACGCTACGCGATCAAACATCTCTGGTTGGTGGTCCCAATGCGTCGCTCAATCAGGCTCAGAGCTACCAGTGCTTTTTTACCGCCTTGATCGCGGGGAGTGGCGAAGTGTCTGGCCATTGGCTATCAATCTACGTGTACAGCACTCAGAGCAATGGAGAGCCTATGAGTGGACTGTCGAGGGCACTGTGGCTGCTTGGGCTGCTGTTGCACGCGAAATCCATATGAATCATGAGAGTGAGCTATGAAATACAACATTGCAGCCAATGTGCCGGTGGCATTGCACGAGACGGATGAGCGTTTGAATCGATATGGTCGCTGGGCGATGGACAGAATGCGCGTGCATCGCTGCGGCAGTGCAGAGGGGCAATATCGGTCAGTCCAAGACGACGTTGATCGTGCTCCCATAGAAGTTCTTCTGCACATTGATGAGGCAATGAGCTGTCAACGAGCTTTTTCCAAGCTGCCAGAGCGTGAGCGGATGGTCTTAAAAATTCTCTATGTCCCGCAACGCATGCCCATTGAAGTTCAGTTACGCATTGCAAGACTCAATCCAAGGATGTGCCAAGAGCGTCACTTGTTGGGTCTGAAAATGTTTGAGAACTTATTTCAAATTGAACTTAGAAAATAATTTGACAATTCAAATTAAATATGGCAGGATGCGCTTACCTGAAAACGATTCAGTGCTGCGGTTTGCCTTAAGGCAGGCCGCAGTCCCTCTAAATATTAAGCCCGCTCACAGCAATGTCAGCGGGTTTTTGCTTTGTGGCTCTCAACATGAATAAGACGTTGCCGAGTTGGCGTAAAGATTTACGTTCTAGCAACGAGCGTGGCTATGGCGCTGCTTGGCAACGAGCACGTCGTGGCTATTTGTTGAGTCACCCACTGTGTGTCATGTGTCTTGATGAAGGGCGCACGACAGCAGCAGATGTTGTCGATCACATCACGCCACATAAGGGTGATCAGTCAGTGTTCTGGGACAAGAACAACTGGCAATCGTTATGCAAGCAGCATCACGACAGTGACAAGGCAATGTTCGAACGTACTGGAAGAGTACGAACCAAATTTGATTCATCAGGTCGTGTGATCTGGTGAGCTTGGAATACAGGTAGGGGGAGGGGGGCTAAATCTCTCGGGCCCTCCTGCGCCAGACCGGCTTTAGCCATTACTTTTATTGCAAACCCACAAAGCATCATGAAACGCACCAGATCAGACTCAGCGGCCAGCGCGGTGAAAGCCATGCTCAATGCATCTAAACCAAAAATAATGCCTCCTGAGCACGTCCTGATGCGTGCTGAGGATCAACCCTTTTGGGACGCCATCATCCTTGCACGCGCAACTGACGAGTGGATCGAAAACGACTTGGTGGTGGCAGCTCAATTGGCCAGATGTCAATTTGATGCCGAGACAGAGGCTGCGCAGCTTGCTCAAGAGGGCACTGTATTGACCTGTCCTAATGGCAAAGTAATTGGCAACCCTCGAGTTGTCATTGTGGAAAAGCTCATCGCTCGCGAACTTGCATTGATGCGAGCATTGCGCATGGGTGGTCGAATTGCCGGTGATGCAAGAGACAGCGCTGGTAGTCGAATGATTGAACGTAAGGCGCGACAGATTCGCACCGAGCTAATTGACGATGAGTTGTTGGCTTGACCAAACCTAAGGAACGAAGCCGTGGCCAAAAGGTTTGTGATTTCATCGAAACCTATTGCTTGACCCCGGAGGGTGAGCACATTGGAAAACCTTTAAAGCTCGAGCCGTTTCAAAGAAAGTTCATTTTTGAGATTTACGACAACCCGGTAAGTACTCACACGGCATATTTGTCAATTGCTCGAAAAAACGGGAAGACTGGACTTATTGCAGCAATCTTGCTGGCTCACTTGGCTGGACCAGAGGCAGTTCAGAATAGTCAGATCATCAGTGGAGCGCAATCGAAAGATCAGGCTGCTGTGGTGTTTGACTTAGCTCGGAAAATGGTGGAAATGTCCACATCGCTGTCTAAGCGAGTACGAGTTCAACCTTCAGGCAAGCGTTTGATTGGATTGTCAAAAAATGTCTTGTACCGAGCTTTAGCGGCTGAAGGTAAAACGGCTCACGGCCTGTCCCCCATCTTGGCCATTTTGGATGAGGTGGGGCAGGTCACTGGGCCAACGGACCCATTTATATCGGCCATTACGACAGCTCAAGGGGCATATCAAAACCCATTGCTGATTGCTATCTCGACCCAGGCTCCAACCGACGCTGACATGTTCAGCATTTGGATCGATGCACAAAAGAACGCACCCGATCCGAGGGTGGTCTCGCATGTTTACGAGGCCCCAGCCGATTGCGAGATGGATGACAAGAAGGCTTGGGCCGCAGCCAACCCAGCAATGGGCAAGTTCCGCTCCATCAATGACATAGAGAAGCAGGCCCATCAAGCTATGGAGATGCCTGCCAACGAGCCGGAGTTCAGAAACCTGATTCTCAATCAGCGTGTCGAGGCGTCGAGTCCTTTCGTTTCCGCCTCTGTATGGAAAGAAAACGGCGGCCAGGCGCTGCCCATTGAAGGACAGCGAGTTTGGGGCGGCTTGGACTTGTCCAGCGTTCACGACTTGACTGCTCTAGTGTTGGTTTCCCAAGAGGGCGATGTGCACTCAGAGTTTTGGCTACCTCTTGAGGGATTGGCAGCAAAAAGTCGCAAGGACCATGTCCCCTATGACCTTTGGGCCAAGCAAGGTTTTTTGAACACAACGCCCGGACGAGCCATTGAATATGAATTCATTGCCGAATTCATGCGCGGACTTTTTGACCGCTGCGATGTACAGGCGATTGCCTTTGATAGGGCGCTTTTTGGCCACCTCAGACCATGGTTGGTCAAGGCCAATTTCTCGGATGAAGAGATGGAGCGCTTTTTGCCATATGGGCAAGGCACGTTGTCGATGACGCCTGCACTGCGTGAACTTGAGGCCAAGCTCTTGACCAAGAAGCTCAGGCACAGCAACCACCCAATTTTAGAAATGTGTGCTCGAAATGCAGTGATCACTGGAGATTCCGGCGCACGCAAGTTCGACAAAAAGAAACAACACGGGCGAATTGACGGAATGGTCTCGCTCGCTATGGCGGTGGCAGTGATGCCAAACGAGAGTACTGGCCCTTCAGTTTATGAAGAGCGGGGCGTTTATTCCTTTTAACTTTTGAAAGATCGAAATGGCAACCTATCAAAAATACACGGCAGCAATCGAGCCAATGCTCGAGGGTATGAACCTACAAACCGACGCATGGAAAGTGGCCTTGGCCGCAACCATCACGTTGACGGATACAACTTTTACGCCAGGCACCACTGACTTGGCCACTGCAGGTGGATATACCGCAGGCGGTAATGCCGCAACCTTGGTTACCTCAGCTGCTACGGGCGGCACTTACAAACTTGTGCTCAATAGCCCAACGCTTTGGACTGCTACTTCGGGCGGTTTTACTTTCCGATACGCCATTTTGTGGAACTCTACGACAAACCAACCTGTCGCGGCATGGGATTACGGGAGTTCACAAATTGTTGCTGTTGGCGAAACCGTAACTGTCACGCTCGACGGCACTAACGGCGTTCTCCAAGCAACTTAATCACTTCAAGGTCCGCGATGGCACTGCTTTTTACTGAAGGCTTTGACCGCACTTACCTAGGCTCTGAATTGACCAATGGGTTATGGACGACTCCTAGTGGCTCTACGATGTCTTGGGCACTTGGGCGCTTTGGAATTGGTGCAGCAAGTAATTGTGTGATGGTCAATTATTTAAATATGCCCACAAGAACCTTGCCCACCAACGTGGGTGAGTTTTATGTGGGTTTTGCAGTGCTCGCTTCAGCCACCGTCCTTGAAGTGGATATTTACGACAGCGGCACTTCACAACTGCGTTTAATCCAGCGAGGTTCAACGCTAGAGGTAAACCATTCAGTTACCACCATCCTGGTCACAAGCGCGGCGAATACGATCCCCACAAGTGGTTGGTTTTATCTTGAGATAGGCGCGAAGATCCATCCAAGCACGGGCTGGGTGACTGTCAAAGTAAATGGCGTAACCATCGCAACAGCGACGAATGTAAACACAACAACATCAGCGAACAACTACGTCAACAGCATAGGCTTTAACGCCGTCGTAGATGACATGTATTTTTGTGATGCCACAACGGGCGCAGGTGCACATCCAAACAATACATTTTTGGGTGATAAACGTGTCGCTACTATTTTTCCAAGCTCCATAATTTCCACGCAATTTACCCATAATCCCGTTGACGTTAGCGCGGGCTATTTGAACGCAATCGAGGCTTGGGTTTTGGCGAACAAAGTCAATCTTTGCAGTCCTTTTGATAATGGATTAAGACTCGCGCCAGTCTATAGGCAAGTATCTAATGCAACGGATTGTCATTACGGTTCGGCCCCAAAGATGGCAGCAACCGGATACATCACATCCATGACTTTTCATTTCAGAGACTATCCCTCTGCAAAGATTCGTCCCGTTATTTGTCCTTGGGATGCGGTCAATCAAGTCCCACTAGGTGCGTACATCTACGGCAACGAAAAAGTGGGCCTGACAGCCGGAAACAACACCCTAACTTTTCCAACTAATTCAGCGCCAGTAACCAAAGATGTCATTTATTTATTTGGATTCATCTCAGACACCGATGTCATAACCTATGCGTCAGATTATTCTGGGGGGTTTACAGGTGTTGGAACTTACGCATCTTTGCCTTCAACTTATGTAGCGGGTCCTTCAGCCACTACGCCTTGTTGCGCTTATACCTACTCAGTTGACAGCATGGGAGCGGTTCATGAGTCAGGGATGGATGGCGATGCGTCTTACAACTCAAGCTCAACAGCAGCCAACACTGACTTGTTTGGAATTGCTTCAGGTCTTGCAGCGGGTTCAGTAATTTACGGTGTGACCCTTAAAGGGGAATACGCAC